CGTTGTAAATCAAAGCGCACCGGGCGGTCAAAGCCGCCGTCCAAGACACGTTGCTCCAGTTCACATAGGCCACATAGCCAGATGAACTGATCTGAACCCCAGTCAAGGCCTGACCGCCAGCCGCGTAGCCTGTACCAGTAACCTCATTGGTTGCGCTGTAAACAGTTGTATCCGCGTTTAAGTTAACATTGCCTGTATACAAAGCTATGTAGATCGTGTCTGTGGACAGATTGTGGACAGCCTGATACAACTCCTTCTTGAAGCTGGTAGTTTGCGTTTGGACTATGCTCATGTAACCGCCTGCCTATACTGACCACTACGATACGCATCCTGACGCTCCATACCATCACCCAGACGTTTAGCTAATCCAAGGGCTTCCTTGTATTTGGCATCGTACAACTGAATCAAATCTGCTTCACCCTTCATAAAGGTGTAAGCCTCTACCAACGAGCCATACAGAAGCACTGTGTCAAAGTTATCCCCCAGCCATGTGGTGCTGGCGGTGGTAATGGACTCTGGGTAGTAATAGTAATGAAGCTCTGCGGAATAGGTGGCATCCGGTGTGGGGCCAAGGATGAAACTCAGCTCATTGGATATAGCCCCGCTAGAAACAGTAGGCCCAAACAATGCGTAATACTTTGGCGTTCCTGTACTTGTCGGGCCGGGATAAGCCTCGCGGATAAAGTTCACATCTTTGTTCAACAAGAATATGTAGTCCCCACCACCATACGGGTATACCGCCAAAGAGTACGGGGCCAAGAAGTCCTCTGGGCAAGACAGGTACTTGTTACTAGAGGTTATTGTCCCAGTCACATTTTTACGCAACGAGGGAAACTGCACCGTGTTATAGATGCGTTGCTCGGCCTGTTGGATAAAGCGGTTAATCTGAGCCGTCGAAGATACAGTAGACGAGTCCGCAAGGGTAATCGTCGGAAAGTTATTTTCCGTGTAAGTCTGTATCGCGGACGAAAGCTCAGAGTAGTTCATGCCATTGGGCCTCGTGACATCACGCCTTTAGTGGCACAACCCGTACCGCGCATTTTGACGCCGCTGGTTTTGATAGTTTCATCGCCAGCAGACTTACTTACACCGCCAATGCTGACATCATAGGTATCCAGTTTGCTGCGGTTGGGGTCTTTACCGGGGTTGTTGGAAATCTTCATGGCCTTGCCATCCATCTTATGTGGGGGCGCATAGACAGCAGCAGAGCCAACTTCCTTGCCACCTTTTTTCATACTGTAAGCCATGATTTACCCCGTTTTCTGGTTAGCTGCACGAGACAGATTACGCCCTACGCGCATACGGTCTTCACTGGTAGGGCCACCTTTTTTCATGCCTTTGGCATGCATGCGGCTTTCGTGACCTTTGACCATTTTCTTGGCCTCGGTATCCGCAATCTGCTTTACTTTTTTCGTGTCCATCATTGACTCCTATGAAACCGTTACTGTTACTGTACCAACACTTGTGGTTCCGACCAAGTAATTTGGCGTTAAAACTGCATCAAACTGACTGGCCCCACCTACAGGATACCAACCCCACTGAAAATCTCTGCTACCTTGCCCCGGATATCCCAAAGTATCTAAACCAGAAGCCACATAACTACGATCTGGGCGAGGATTACGCAAAGCCTGAGGATCATCCACGGGATACATACCTAGCTGTAACTGGGGGTGATCGGGGTCCCAGCACTCTGGACACACCAATAGATTGTAGTTCTTTGTCTTGATAATTTCCGTTTTTAAAACACTCAGCTTAAACCGTTGACCACAACGATCACACTCCGAAATTGCCTTCTTACCAGAAGCAAACCTATTGCCCATTACTACCGCCCAATATACGACTGACGCGGTACAAACCGAATAGCCGCCTTCTCACGATCCTCATAAGCCGCAAGTTCCCAAGCCTCGTCATATTGCTGCTTGAGCATGGGTATGCGCTCCATACCTTGAGGGATTTTCCCCGCTATGTAGTATGAAAGTCCTGCCGCCATACAAGGGATAAACCGGAAAGGCACATCCATGATATTTACACCGCCGCCAGCGTCTTGGGTACGGCGCATGCGCCAGTAAGCCAGTGTGTACGTTTGCGCGTTGTCAGGTGTAGGCCACACAGTCACGGCTGGTAACTGCTGCCAGTAAACAGTAGTCCCAGAAGTATGGGCCGCAGCGGTGGTGTTGTTCTGCGCACGGAAGCAGCTATAGAGGGTATTTCCGTCTATATAGCCGTAATTGATGGTTTCTGAGTCTATCTTTATAAACCCAGAAGCTGGTAGCCCAACCGTAGAACTAAGGGTAATTTCGGTGCTGGTGCTAGTAATAGTACTACCTAGGGTTAACCCTACTACCGAAGTCTGCCCGTTATACCGCTGAACCCAAAGTTGGATGGGACGGGCTTGGGTTAGCTTGTTAGGGATAGTGGCATAGGTAGAAACACTAATACGGGTGATGGTCAGATCAGCTTGGTTAGCCGTACTGTTTGCGTTTGTACGTACAAGATGTTCCAGCAAGTCAATCGTGTCATCTGGCAGGGGGTAAGTGTTTTGCCCTTGCACCAATTCGATTGTTCCCGGCTCAATCGTCCACAGATTAATACCCCGGTTTGCCCAGTCAGCAAACATGATGTTCAAGCTACGCCGCGCAGTGCGCATATCGTAACCCGTGCGCATTTCGGAACCGGCACGTTCAAATGCTTCCTCAACTAACTCCGTTAGGTCAAGGTTGAAGGCTGTGGAACCGGAAGTGTTTGCCATTATCTAAAACCTGCTGTTGAAAATCCGTTTGCGAAGACTTGGCTTGGTGTAGTTGCCAGCTTCGTTTACCTTAGACTTTACTCTGCCACCCTCAGCGTATTGCGTGAAGTCGGTGTCATCCCTACGGGCAGTCTTAGTACCCTTAGGCATCTTAGAAGGGCTGATATTGCCCATACCGCGTGAGGACATCATAGGTTTATCAGGACATGCCGCCCATGTTCATAGCCACAACTGTACCTTTGGTTTTACCACGTTGGGCACAACCATCTGCACGGCTGGAAGCTGAGCCACCAGAAGCCATTTTTTTAACAGGGGGATTTACAAAACCGCGACCTGCACCCGCAGATGGGGGAGCAGGCTCTGTTGAAGTTAAAGATTCCATATACGGCTTTTCAGCTTTAGCTGCTGCTGCGTCTCTACGCATGTTTTCAATTTCTTGTTTGCTGGGGCGTGCCATAATTTACTCCTTAGTACATTTTGCAGTTAGTCTTGCCTTTAGAGGCGATACCGTCACCGCGCTTGGAAGCGGAAGACGCTTTAGAAGTCATACCACCAGAAGCCATCTTCTTAGCAGGGGCAGCTTTGATCCGACCACCACCAGCTTTTTTGGCAACGATGTAGTCTTTGACGTTTTTAAAAGTAAAAGGGTCTTGGCCTTGACGAGCAAGAGCTTCTTGCATTTTTCTTTTCTCCGCTGGAGACATGGCATCAATTATCTTTTGGCGATCCGCACGAGAAAGAGGTTTATCAGAGTACCCAAAATCAGAGCCTTCTCCGGGTCTACTCATAAACGCTGAGAGCGGCATTACCAAATCTGAAGCCACATCACCCGCAAGTCGTTCACGTTGCCCAGCAGTCATATCAGTAGCTGCATTGGCGGCGCTTCCAAGACCAAGGGCGGTTAGCGCAAGCCCAGCTTTACCTGCTGCACCAGAGGCTTTAATTTTCCCAGCGTCTTTAGCAGTGGTAGGGCCAACCCTGCTTTCCCGCAGCATCTTGTTGAACGCATCCATCTCAGCAGAACTTGCGCCGCCTTGGCCTCCACGACCAGTACCAGTACCAGTACCAGCGTTACGTGCTTTAGTCTGCGCTGGAGTTTCGCTAACAACAGTTTTACCTAGCGTAGTAAATTTTTTGTCTGTAGATGGGCCTTCCATCCATGCGTCTCTACTTAGTACCGCAGAACGATCTGGAGTACCCGGGCCTAATTTCTTTTGGCCCTTCTTTAACGCACGCCTAATCTCTTCATCCATTGCTGCGCGTTCTTGCGCTTGGAGTCTGGCTTTCTCTTCAGCCGCAGCTTGAGCAGCTACCTTACGGTCAGCATCAACTTGTGCTTGTGCGCGGTCTGCAAGAATACCTCGTTTGGTTTCAGCTACTTGCCTTGCACGGGCTTCTTCAGCAGCTTGCATCTGGGCTCTATGCCTTGCGTAAGCAGCAGCCGTGGCAGCAGCCCCTACTCCAGCGCCTCCAAGCGCAATGTTTGTGC